ACCACCACTTCCAAACAATATACCAGAACCATCTAATGTTGCATGATCGACAGCGCCACTTAAAATAGTTATGTACTTATCGCCTATTTTAAGTTCATTCTGATTTAAAACATTTAATGTTGCTATACTACCTGTACCAGTAACTAAAATGTTTGATGCTGTTAAGCTATTTATTGATATATCATTTTTAAGTGTAACAGGATTAATTGATGCGCCGCTTCCTGTTATGTTTCCTGACGTTGTTACTGTGCCTGCGCCGCCACCGCCGGTTGTTCCAAGAGAACCGGTAGAAATGGCTATCCATTCATTTCCATCGGAAACGATAACAGAACCAGAATTTTCTGGTGAAATATATGGTATATCTAGTTGAGAAAAACCGTCATTAAATGGCATTTATTATTCTTCCGTTAAAATTTATCCTACACCTACAGAACCAGACCAATTATTTGGTAGATTGCTAGAATCTACGCCTGTTAAGCCAGCTACTATAGTTACTGGAACTGTATCAGAGGTTTCATCACTTAATAGATACAATCTTGTAATTCTTAAATCGCCTTCAAATGATTCATTTTTATTTAAAATAAAATAATTGCCTGTATTTTTTACTCCGTTTTCACTAAAACCTACTCGTAATTGAATATTTGTTGAAGCTATATTTTTTACAACAATGAACTTTGTCACGGTTGGAAATTCAATAACCAATGGGCTAGCGCCTACTACTGGAGCAGCAACAGAAGAAGTAGTCCAAGGTATACCACTAATTTGATAACTACCAACTGAACCTACACCTACTTGATATCTATAAGCATCACCCATAATTTTATTCCTTTACTATTTCATTTAATATTCTATTAAGTCTATCAGCTTTTGTCCAAATTTTATTTGGATCTAATGTTTTCTTTTTATTTTCGCTCAACATAAAAGCGCCGGGAGTACTTGGTTCTTGAACGAAATCAAAACAAATAAGTTGAAAATCGTCTTCTACAATTGTTTTGCCGCCTTCTTTTCTTGTACTGCCAAGACCGCGGCTTGAAATACCTAATTTAACACCACTTTCTACAAGGGAGCGTAATATTTTACCTGATGGAGTATCTAATACTTTTACTTTTCCCATTACCGCATCGCCATCCCACCAAACTTTTAAAACCATATGGGAAACGTTTTTTAAATTAACTACGGAATCTTCTGGATGGTCTAGCTCTCCTAATGCACGACGATCTTCAACAATTTTTATATAATTATTGACTTCACGTTCTAAAACTTTGCGTCCATACACGCGACCATTGCCATTTTCTTTGTCGGCACGTTGCATAACGCCAGTTAATATAAGTCCTCCGCTTTTGACAAAAGACTTTTCTTGCTCTGTCAATAAATCTTGACAAGTGCCACCATCACAAAGTTCATACCACTCTCTTAATATTTCTTTTGACATAATTTAATAGTTAAAGCCCCGAATATTTTATCGGGGCTAAATTCAGCTGCCGTTGCAGCATCTACGAACTGGTTGTAAAAGATAACGTCTTATATAACAAATTTGTTCTTTCATTTACAACACCTCCAATCATTATAAATAGTTGATTAATTTCCTTTTTTCAATTTTATTATTATACCATCATCATCTACAAGACGACTTAATAAATAAGAAGTTCCGGCACTTATGCATCCTGCTGCAAACCAATTAAATTGCGTTGGTAATATAAACCAATTAAAAACTCCAACCCACCAACCCATGCAAAGACAACATTTAAAAAAATGATGATTTGGTCGAATAAGATCAAAAATCTTTCCGTAAACCAAAATCATTGTCATACCATAACAGGCTAAAATAAAAGTTAATAATTGCATTTTATTTTTACTTTTTTATTTTTTGATGCTTCTTCAAAAACACCGGGAGGTTTCATACTAACAGTTTTTGGACCTGATTTTTCTGATGGTTTAACTGATGGTATATAAGATGTAATTGGACCACCTAAATTTCTGTATATTTCTTCTACTTTTTCACCATTTACAAAATTACCATATATTTGTATAGCATCTGCAATTTTTTTTACTTCCTCTGGAGAGAAAGAGCTACCAAAATCTGCATTTACATATTCAGCTGTTGTAACGTTACTTTTTTTATCTTTATTCCTTCTATAGTTTATGCTAGATAATATAGTAGTTAAAGCACGTACTGGTTCCATACTAGATAAATCATGAGTTGGTCTTTTAGCAAAATCAGGCATATTAAAAGAAAAAGTGATAATTGGTTTAAAGGTATCAATAAATAATTGATCATCTTTTAAAGGATTTTTTGCTTTTGGATATTTAGTAATAACAGGAAGTGTGGCTTGAACATTTCCTTTAGTATCTACAAATTTTCCTCCTCCTAATCCATCATCGTCAGGAACATAAACTTCTTCTATTGCTTCTAAAATTAGCTTTCTTATATAGCCTTTTGAAAATTTCATCTATTTGTTTCCTAATAGTTATAACGATAAATACCACGGGTTGGGAAACCATATTTTGGAACAGATCCTTTGAATGGTTCTTGTGGCACTTCTCCAAGTTCTGTAGAATCTTCTGCGTCTGGAGTGAGTAATTCTTTTTCCATAGCATCTGCATAAGCTTTTTCATATTCAAATGATGGACGCTCTTCTTCAATAAAATTAGCAAGATTATAAACAACAACTTGTAAAGGATCTACACCTTCTGGGCCTTGTTGTGGATAATTGCCTTGTAAAGAACCATAAACATTACCTGAAAATACACTTTCAGGTAAAATAACGCCTTTTTGAATCATATATTTGAAAAGACGTTCTTGAAGCTTATAAATAGAGTCAGTTTGTTCATCTTTTGGAAGAACTAATACTTTTTGCTTTTCAGGCATAACAATAATATCAATTTCTGGATGTTCTCTTAACATTAAATCACCAGAAAGAGTTTTACGAATATCTATTTGTTTTTCTATGCCTTTTTTATCTTTAATGACAACTTTAATCATTAGTTTCTACCTCATGAACAAATTGTTGAATTTTTAAAAGATTTTCTAACATTTCTTGAGACATAGTTTTATTTTTCTTAAATTCATTAATTACTTCAGTAAGTTTTTTTGTTTTATTAAGCATATAAGAATCATTTTTGATATGTTCATTTTCTAATGCTTTATTGATTTTTTCATTTAAATTTTGTAATTCTTCGTTTAAATAAATTTTTAACTCCAATCCTTCATCGGCAAAAGAGTTTATATATTTTGTTAATAATTCTTTTTGTTCAGTTAATAAAGAAGAATATTTTTCATTAAATTTATTTACAAAACTCTTGTAAACAATATTATCTATTGGTTGCAAACCTTTTTCTTCATTTAATTTATCAAAATGAGTTAATATTTCTTGTTCTAACAATATTTTTTCTTTTACAGAAATATTATCATTAAAAATTTGTGATATGGTTGCTAAATCTTTATAATAAGGAATAAAATTATTATATATATTAGTTCCTAAAGTTTTATTAATTTTATTTATCAAACGTGTTTGTTCATTAAAAATTTGTCGCTTGTCTAAACACATATGACGATTTTTTACTTCTGTTAAATACTTTTCATTTAAAGATTTATCAATTTGTGGATTTTTTAAAGCATTATAAAGCTTTAATTCTTCTGAAAGAAAGGTATTTGGATTAAAAAATTCAATTAATATTGATTTAATGATGCCTAAACGCTGTAAATCTTTATTTAAGGTTGCCTTAGTACCTTCTCTAACTAAAGCTTCATAAAGAAAAGCGGTATTTCTTTTCTTATTATGTTTCATTTACTTATTCTCCGTATCTTTTTCTTCTTTAAGTAGTTTTTCAGAAAGTGATTTTAATTTATTTTCCATCTCTAAAAGCATTTTTTCATCTTTTTCAAATAAATTGTCTTCTTCGCCTTCATTAAATATGCCTCTTCCGGCTTGAGATAACGAATTAGAACCAGCAAATATATTTCTATAGGTTGATTTTACTGATTCTGGCGAATGTTGTGAGCTAATATGTCTTGTTCTTGCTCCACTGCCTCTTGAATCATGAGTTACAGGTTTATACCACTTGCCATTAGCACCTTTAGTCATATAAGAACCATCTTCACGACGGGCTGGGGCTGCTAATAAAGATGATTCTGGTTCTGATTCTGCTGCGCCAACTTCACCACCTATTTCTTCGCCGGGAGTTGGAGTTTCACCGCCAGCTTCTGGGACTTCTGCACCCGCTGGTGCTGCTCCAAGATCAGTATTTAATGTAGAACCTCCTACTGCTCCTGTATCTGTAGCATCACCGGCTTCAACAGCTTTTTCAAATTGTTTATCATAAAACAAATCGCGTTGAATACGTGTAAAATCGCTATCATTAATTTTAAATATATTTTCAAATACCCAACGTTTAGAAAAGCCATTTTCTTTTGCCGCAGCTGCAACTTCTAATTGCGCTTTAAAGTGTTCTATTTCTTGTAACTCACTAATTCTTGAAGGGTTATTAAGACGAATTCTGAATTTTAATAAATCTTCATTACGATAACCAAGAGTATAAAGGTGAATAATACCTATTTTTTCTAATTCAGTAACAACAACCTTTTGTAACCTTTGGATTGTACGTGCAAAACGGATATCTTTTTGAGCTAGTGTGGTTTTGTCTTCTGGTGCATCTTTTCCTCTTGCAAGATATGCTTGTGGAATCTTAAGAGCAGAGAATAGTTTATCGCGTAGATATTGTACGTCATCAATATCACCAGTAAATTCACCGCCCTTTAAAGTATCAATTTTTGTTCCTGTTTGTGTACCGCGTACAGGTAAGAAATAATCTTCATCAATGCTCATTGGGTTATAACGTAAGTCTACACGGCCAGTTGATGGATCAACAATTTGATTACGCTTCATTTGCGTAACCATTTTTTGCATGAATTGCTCTACTTCTGGCGGCGATACGTTACCAACGTCAATATAAAAAACTCGACGTTCAGGAGAGCGTACAATACGGTAAGCCATCATAGCATCTTCCATTAATTGTAATTGACGCCAAATACGTCTAGCTGGTTCTAATACTGAAGTACCATATGGCAAGTATTTATCTTGTCCGCCAATTCTAAAATGTGCAATTTGCCAATTTTCAAATGTTATACCAGCACTATTCCATTGGAACTGAACATAATTTGGGTTGCTTTCGTCTTCGCCTTCTAAACGTTCTACTTCTGGAGAAGGTAAACCTAGAACACTTTTAATACCTAATTTTTCATCAATATCTAAATATAAAAAGAAATCTCCAAATTTACACATTGTACGGCACCAAGAATAGAGATTACTTTCTAAATTAAGAATATTAAAATATAAATTATATA